TCTGACATTATATTTACCTTTAATTTCTATTCCATATTTTTGATGGAGAGGATTTTTTAAATTTCTGTACTGGTAGAAATATTGCAATATCCCATTCGTTTGCGTCTATTTGCATAAAGTTACTCCTAACATGACTAACCAGATACCGTTTTAAGCATGGCTTTATTATATTATATTTAGATATCTTTTGTAATACTGAATAAGATAAAGCCAACTTTGCATTTTTCCCATACCGTTTGTCGTCCACAATAGTTGATAGTGACTCCATAATCAACAACCTATCACGTGGGGAAACATAGTGAAGGTTAATCCCTAAGAACCCACCCTTGGTTATATCCACAACAAATATTAAAGGGAACTCATCATAGTAAGGTAGGGTCTTAGAGTGTTTAGGGTTGTAGTAGTAACAGTACATCTTCCCAACCGTGATTCTTGACGAAAACCTGTCCTTGTCCATCATTAACGATTTTCTGTTTATCCCTGATTGTCTTACTTTTTTCCTGAACCATTCGCGAGACTTATTTGTGTTTGCCTTTATACCTGTTGAGGATAGTCGGTTTAGTAGTTGTTTAAAATTTTGCATTATAGTATATGATCTTCAGTTAAAATTTTGAATTCCCAATTTTTTTTAGTACAGTACTTAATGGCGTGTTTCCATTTGGAAGTATTTATTACCCATGATTTCATTTCGGATAAATATGTAGTATTTTTTTTCCTACCCTTTTCTGGTCTTTTTGTTTGACTTGATGGCTTTATTTCTATCATTATTATTTTTATTGATTTTTTAGATTTTACTTTTATGATAAAATCTGGGTAATACCTATGATATTTATTGTCTATAGGTGAGACATAAGGTACATATAATTCTTCTGATGACCATTCAATTATTGATGAGTTGGTATCACAATATTTCATAAATCTTCTTTCCCACGAAGAACGGTAAATTATATTGGTAATATCTCCAATGTATTTTTGTTTGTTATGTGGTATATATTTACCTTTATGGAATTTCATAACAGTTATGAGTTATAAATAATAATAATAACTATATTTATAAACGGATAGATAAGATGATTAACGTTAACGATAGTCCAGTGGCAGTAATGAATATGAAACAAGATTCCTTTCAGGTGTCACAGATGAGGTATCCAGAAAATCTAAGTCAGGGTTCTACTAGTGGTTCTGAGGATGAATCACTTACTGTATGGTTAGAGTTTAGGGATTCCCTATCTACCCATAAACAAAAATATAATAGTAGTACTTCAGAATTAGCAGCGATCGAGTTGGCTAGTACTATTAAAATGAAAGGTAGTAGTGATGGTGTCCTTTTATATATTCCACCGTCAGTAAGTATAAATGGACAGGTTGCTTGGGGAGAGTCTGAGTTTGACAGCGTTTATGGTGCAGCTGCTACACATAATAATAAAGGGATATTTTCACCGGGGGGTGCCGTCATAAATGCAGCTGAAGAGGCAGTAAGAGCTAAGATTACGGGGTCGGCTGGTGCCAAGGTTTCTATGCAAAAACAGGACGGACGAATTCAAGAGATGAACAAACAGTTATTGTTTGAGGGGGTTGGTTTTAGAACGTTTGAGTTTCAGTTTGACTTTGTACCTAAAAGTGTAAATGAGGCTAAATCTATTCAGGAGATTATCCAGTGGTTTCGTGAAAGAATGTATCCTAATTTTGACAATATTTGGCTTACAGTGCCTGAGGGGATATCTGTTAAATTTGCCACAATAGGGAAAGACATGGACAAACTACCAAAGATTAAAGATTGTGTTATAACTTCATGTAATTTATCATATGGTTCTGATGGGGTGTTTGGTGTAATGGAGGGGTTGGATGTGCATCCATCCAGTACCACTATGTCGTTGTCTCTTCAGGAAACACAGATAATTACGTCGACTGATACTAAGGGGGGGTATTAATGTTCATTCATATGCCAGAACTTATACGTCCAGAATTAAAATTAAATGGAACTGATATATTAGGGAATACTTTATATGGATATACTAATTATGATGGGATACCTAGACGTGTTAAGAATATCTTCTTATCAGTTGAGATTGATAAGATATGGTTAGATAAACTTGATACTTGGTATGGTTACGTGATAAATCATGACGATACACCTGAAAGTATTGCTGAGAATTATTATAACGATTCTAGATTATATTGGGTTATATTAATGTTAAATGGAATTAATAATAAATATGATGAATGGCCACAAAAAGAAGAGTTTCTTATACGTAGATTGAAATTTGAATTTGGTGATATTAGAACCGCCAAACTTAGTATTCATCATTATACACATAGTTTAATGGGATATGATATAAGTGAAACTACATATAACTTTCTTCATAATAGTGATAAAAATAAAAGTAATATGTTTAAACCTGTGAGTGAATATGATTATCTTTTTAAACAAAATGAAAAAAATAGAAAAATTAAATTATTACGTCCAGTACATATCAAACCATTTGTATTAACACTTAAAGAAACTTATAATTTATTTGGTTAATATATTATGGCAATGACAAAACATGATGATTTAGTTAAATTTAATGCTTTTAATTTTATTAGCTTGATGTTGGTTAACTATAATGGTACCGTTAATTATGATTTAAGAGAATGGTTTAAGGAAGTTAAAATATATGAAAGTATGTTTTCATCTGCTATACACATAGATTTAACTTTACAAGATGCTGAGAATATATTGGTTAAATTGCCAATAATAGGTCAGGAGACTGTGTATTTATCGTTAGAGACATTTTTTAATGACGCATCTCCAATAATTCTTGAGACTATGGTATATTCTATAACTGATGTAGAGTTAGTTAATGAGACTATACAATATGTGTTGAAGTTGGTTACTCAAGATTTCACTAAGAATTTTGAAGAAAAGTTGTCAAAACATGTTTCTGGATCTGGTAGTTCTATTGTAAGTGATGTATTTAATTCAAGTAATATTGATTCATTGAAAGATTTAATAGTTGAGAACAGTACTGATGAACAGGATTTAGTAATACCTAACATGACACCAATTAGGTGTATACATTGGTTGGCTTCTAGAAGTTATAATGACACAAGTACGTCTTATGTGTTTTTTGAGAGTAATCGTGAATATATATTTAAGTCTATTGAGTCATTATTTGATAGCGTGACAAAATATAAATTTCAAGGATCTGGAAAGAACCTTAAGAGTTATGGTACTCCTGAAGATCAATCAATAGAAAATCAGTCATTAATATCATATAAAGTTATATCTAGATTTGATGTTATAGATAATATAACTAAAGGAATGTATACGTCTTCTGTTATTAACTGTGATGTAGTTCACAGGAAGGTTAAGAAGACTAATCACTCATGGTATGATGATTCTGAAAAATACCGTGTTTCTAACAGAAACATAAAGAGTCAAGTATATCCATTAATGAGTAAGAATCCATGGGGGACTCTAAAATATCAACCAGAAAATGTTGTGTTTGTTTCACACAATAAATTAAATAAATATAATATATCGGATAATATTTTAAAATATAATTATGGTAATCAATTATTTAATAATCTTAAGATGAACATAGAAGTTTCAGGTAATACTAATTTAGCTGTTGGTGATTTATTGGAATTAGAAATTCCAATAAAACAATCGGGTGGGAAAGTTTATCGTGATGATGTGTATGCTGGTAAGTGGTTGATTGTAAACATAAGGCATTTAATCACTAAAAAATCATATATTATGAGTATTGACGTGGTTAAGGATAGAATAGGATTGGAGTTATAATGAGTTCATATATGGGTATGGATAATTTTATGTGGTTTCATGGTATTGTTGAGGATACTGATGACCCATTAATGATTGGTAGATGTCGTATACGTGTTATTGGATTACATACTGATGATCGATCTATGTTACCCACTGATAAATTGCCATGGGCTAGTCCAATGATGCCATTAACATCAGCATCAATTGGTGGTATAGGTATATCTCCTACTGGTATTAGGTTGGGTTCGTGGGTTATTGGATTTTTTAGAGATGGGGAAAGTGCTCAAGATCCAATAATGATGGGTACTATTCCCGGAATACCATCAGGTGTGGATGAGGACGAATTGTCTTATGGTGATCATTCAGAAGTATATCCATATAAAGAAGAAACGTCACAATATAATAGCATTATTAATGAATCTGATGTTAATAGACTAGCTAGAAGTATAGTTGATGATACTATAGTACCAAATAAAAAATCATCTGTTATTAATAATCCTTTATTTTCGGAACCACCAACTAAATATGACCCAACATATCCTGATAATAAAGTATTAAGTACTGTATCAGGTCATCACCAAGAGTTTGATGATACTCCTGGTGCTGAAAGGATACATACTTATCATAAGAGTGGTTCTTTTGAAGAATATCACCCTAATGGTGATAGAGTAACTAAAATAGTTGGTAATGACTATGAAATAGTATATGGTGATAAGAATTTACATGTATCTGGTAATCTTAATATATATGTTAATGGTTCTGTTAAAATAAAAGTAAATGGATCGTGGGATGCAAAGGTTGGTGGTACACATACAACAAAAAGTGGTGGGAATATGAAAAAAACCGCACCTAAAATTAATTTAAACTAGTAAAGTAGTTAATTATATGAATAATTATAATAAAAATTTAGAATATTTTGATATTGATTTAAAATTTAGAAAGTGGGAATCTGTTATGAATAATGCCAATTTTAAAAATCCTATGAATCATTCTCAATTAGATTTAAGGGGGAATGGTATATCTAATAATGATATTGCTCATGTGACTTCATATCCATCAATAAATCAATCATTAAGGAATATATTATTAACCAATATATATGATAGACCATTTGACCCCATGTTTGGTGGTAATATATATAACCAATTATTTGAGAATTTAGATAATGTTTCTTTAATATCACATATATCAGATCTTATACATGAATTAGTATCTAGATATGAAAGACGGATAGATGTTGTTGATGTGACATTTAATGAGAATAAGTTTAAAACTCAGAATAGAAAACATATTATAAATATTACAATAAAATATAGTATACCGACAACAGAGTATGTAACCCGATTTACATTTCCACTAGAGAGAATTAAATAACTATTATGTCAGATATAAAACTTACAGAACTTGATTTTAATAATATAAAATCAAGTATAATTAATTATATGAAGAGTCATCCAGATAATGTATTTAATTCATATGACTTTGAAGGGTCTGGTTTAAACACATTGATAGATTTGTTGGCGTATAATACACATCATCAATCATTTTATTTAAATATGGTGGCTAATGAGATGTTTTTAGATACTGCCAAACTCAGAGAGAATGTGGTATCTAAAAGTAAATTACTTGGATATATGCCAACGTCAAATAAAAGTGCAACTGCCGTTGTTGATTTGGTTTTCAAAATAAAGACAACGTTATTAGATGACGGTGGCGATGATGCGGGAAGGTTTATTTCTACTGTGGATGGAATTAGTGGGAATAAACATATTGTTGATAGATTTCCAATTACTCCTACTGATGTGTTTTCTTTGAGTTCGAATACGGGAGATATTGTACATTATTATGTACCAAAATATGTACAATATGCTAAAAGAGATAGTGGTAAAGTTTATGAGTCACCACATGATTATTATTTATATAGATTAAATGATTTAATATTATCTCAGGGTGATATAGTAGAAGAGGTTTTTATTATTAATAATGAAGATATCAATCAACATCACATTCTATCTAATAAAAACATTGACACGGCAAGTATGGTAGTTACTGTTAAATTAAATAGTGAATCATCTAATGTAGAGATATATACCTTAGAAATTGATAATATGAAACTTGATTCCGAATCTAAAGTTTACTTTTTACAAGAAACATATAACGAAAAGTATGAAATATATTTCGGTGATGGTGTATTGGGTAAATATTTACCTACTGGAACTTTAGTATATGTTAAATATATTAATTGTTTGGGGTCTATCGCCAATAATAAATCTGGTGATATGACATGGATGAGTCACCCATCAATCATCCCCTCAGTATCTGTTTCTGCCAAGATAGAAGGTAAAACTTGGGGAGGACATGACAAGGATGACATAAAGACTATAAAACACACCGCTCCAAGAGTGTTTTCTACACAACGACGTGCAGTTACTGCTGAAGATTACAGAACTATATTACGTCAAATATACCCAAATATAGATTCTATTAATGTTTGGGGTGGTGAAGAAAATGTACCACCAATGTATGGCAAGGTTTTATTATCAATAAAACCAAAGAATTCTTTATATTTATCTGATCATGAACGTGATGAAATAGAATTTAAATTAAAGAAGAATCATTCAATAATTGGCATTTCACCTATGTTATTAAATCCATCGTATGTTAAAATTAATATTGATACTTTAGTTAAATATGATATAAATATCACTCTGTTGTCCGGACCTGATATATCGGAAATAGTTAGAAGTAATATTATGGAATATTCAAATGATGTGTTGAATAGTTTTGGAGATTATTTTAGATATTCTAGATTTTTATCTATTATAGATGACAGCGATGGGTCAATATCTAATAACATCACTAACGTATCTGTGTCAATTTCACATGAAATTGACGACCGTGAAATAACTTATGAGTTTAAGTTTTCTAATATGATTAAACGTGGAAGTATAACATCTTCTAGATTTACGTTGATAGGTGGCGACAGGTATTATTTGTTTAGTGATGATGGAGTTGGGAATATATTAGCAACTACTTATGATGATGAGGGAAATCAGTTTATTAATCCATATGTTTTTGCTGATGTTGATTATGTTGCTGGGATAGTAACTCTTCGTGATATTATATTACAGAAAGAAGAAGATGCAACTGATATAACTATTACTTGTACGTTAGATTCTCCTGATATTTATGCAAGGGAAAATCAAATATTATATATTGACGTGCTTACTTTAAATGTTAGGTCTAAATCAAATGAATTATATACGTTAGATAATAGTGTTCATTCTGTTAAGATATTATGAAAAAAAATACATTTATAAATAGTATTTCGGAGTCTGTTCGGACACAATTACCGATGTGGTTGTCGGTAGATGATGATGCGGATGAGTATGAGAATTTCATCAAATTTATAGAATTATATTATGAATGGATGGAACTTGAATATAACCCAAATGACGTTTTATCACGCATAACGGATTTTTCTGACCTAGATTATACTATAGACATATTTGTAAACCAATTTAAATCTGAACTGGCATCAACAATTCCAGATTTTGTATCCTTACAGGAAGCAAGAGATGAAGTGTCTCCAAAAAATATATCATCATTATCTAATCGCACATTTAATAAAATTGGATATGAGTCAGATAATTTCCTATCAAATGGTGTGGTGTCAATATATAACTTATCGTATTATGAACCGTTATATTATATAGAATTAGATGCCAAAATTAAAGTTAAGTCTATTAAGGTATATGTTAATGATTATGATTTTATAGAGAGTGGTGTATTAAGTAATCAACTTTCAGATTCAGTCAGTACATATTCTGAAATAAGTAATTATAATAATAGAGTAACGATGGATAATGATGATATATTTAGATCATTATCATTTAATCCATTATATAAAGTTATAAATTTACCTGAATTTGAATTTAATGTAGAGAACGGTAAACTTAATGATGTGAGTCTGGTCGAATCATCTTCTGGTTGGACTAATGGTATATTTTATGTTAATATTAATGGTGGTGGAATTTTAACTATTACAGTAGAGAAATCATCCATATCAGATGTTAAGATAATTAATGGTGTAGTTGAACACGATGATATTAAATCTATTGATGTTGATTTTTTTAATACACAAGATGAAAGTGGATATGGTTTGCATACTGATTATACTATATCGCCAAAAGTATCTTTCACATATAATATTGACGGGACAATTAATGAGGTTATCAGTGAATATGATGGTAATTTTATAAGTGATGGAATATATTATGTTGATGTTGGTGGGGGTAATAATGACCATCAAGTAAAAATGGCAGTATTTGGTGGTGAAGTCAGTGATTATACTACACTAATGATAGGTAGTGGATATAGTATTGATACTCCGGCAAATATTAATTTCCTTTCTGACTATTTGGTAGGAACTATATTAATAGAACATCCAACCCCATCTTTACTACAAGATGATTTTGTATATGATACCGGAATAATTATAAGTTATGGTAATATTTTATACATTCAACCGGATGGTATAATAGGTAGTGGTGACGGTTGTATTATAACAGTTTCATTTGATAACGGAACTACTTGGTTGGAGTTTACTACAGATGTTCAAAACGGTCCACGTATATTAATACCAAATGAGGTTAGAGATAAAGTAGATGCTTCAGTATCTTTACTTATTAAAGTTGAGAATACTTTGTATAATTTTACTAGTTTGACGATTAAAATTATACAAAATCATGGTAGTAGTGATTATTCACTGTTAGACGATAGTAACTATATCATAAACGATAATACCATTCGGTTTTTAAATGGAACCGATATTGTTACGCTTAAATCTCAAGTAGTATTTAAAGTTGTGTATACCGTTGAAATGAAAACGGTGAGTGAAGAATATTTAAGTACTGATACAGATGAGACTACAATGCCTGTGAAGGCTAGGTATAGTAATAGAAGACAGTTTCTTAAGTTCATGAAAGAGTTTTATAGAAATAAAGGCTCGGAAAAATCATACGAGTTTATATTTCATGCATTTTATAATAAAGATGTGACGTTTTTTTATCCCAAAGAATTTTTGTTCAAACCAAGTGATAATAGATGGATATCAGATACAAGTATACGTTGTATTCCATATGTAAACGATTTGGGGGTTATGATAAATTATAATAATGAGAATTATAACCCAATTGATGTTGTAGGTGTGGTTAGTGGTGCTACTGCGACTGTTGAAAGGTATGTAACTCTTGATATAGATGGATTGTATGCTATTGAATATTTTTTATCTAATATATTAGGAAGTTTTTTCAGTAAAGAACATGTTACAGTATATTATTTAGATGAAAATGATCAGTTACAAACTTATAATGAACAACTTTATGAGTGTGTTACTGGTGTTAACATAATTGATGGGGGGTCAGATTACCCACTTAATAGAATATTGAATACATATATATCGGACAGTGGTAGTGGTCGTGGATTTACTACTTATATTAGTGATTTAAGTAGTGGAACCGTTGATGCTGTTGAAGTTATTAGTGGTGGAGATGGATATGTAGAGGGAGAATTGATATCATTTATAGAAGCTGGAACATTTGGTACCGGTGCTATAGCTAAAATAGAAAAATGTTTATCACCTGTTACTGAATATTCTGGAGAATGGGTACAAGACCCATCACTTGTTGCTGGAAGATTTACACAATTTGATATATCTGATATAAATGGTGACCCTTCGTGGGATGTGGCATATTCTTATTATACTACTATTTCCATTACTAATATAGACATACATTATAATTCCAATTTATTATTATTAGATTTCAATGAAGATTCTGGTATTGAATATTTCAATTATATGAATAGGTTCGATTTGAAAAAGGTTGGGTCATATGTGACAAATCATGGTAATCGTGATGGGTTATGTCATATTGAAGGACCAACTGGTACGTCATTTTCTCAAGAATATACTTTAAATAAAAATGAATGTGTTTCTAATAGCAATGGTTCATATATAAATCCAACAGGATTAGATTCTCATGTGTTTGGTGATCAGTCTAATGTGTCTTTTGAAAATGGGTATTTGTATGTTAACGGACTTGGAGAGTCATTATCTAAATGTAATAATTCACCAGGTGATGGTTATCCTGATGATTTTACTATAGACTTTTGGTATAAACCTACTAAAGTATATATTGAAGGCGCAACAGTTAATTATTATCCTACACAATGTACTTTATTTTCATTATGTTCTCTATTTGATACACCACATACAAATAAGATAGTATTATGGCAAGAATGTGCTGATAACACGACAGATATATCTGGATTATGGTTTAGATTGGAAATAAATGCAGCTGATGGTGGTAACATTATATTTTATGATGCTGACATTCCTGATATAGATTATGCTAATGTTAATGTGTCACCTGATGATTGGATGCATCTATCTTGTTATATTAATATGAATACTAATAAATGTAGTTTGCATATTAATGGAGTTGCAACCACATCAACCTTTGAACAATCATTTACTCCATTTGCTATAACTTCTGCACCATTTGCTAAAAATCATAATGATATGATATATGGTTGGGGGGAGGCGTTGGATGCAATAACCCATGAATTAGATGGGGTTTTAGATGGTTCTGCACAGAATGATGTTGATTTATATAATTTTTTACAAGAAGATGTCACCAATCCAATTGACAGTAATACTTATAAAAGAAGTGATATTAATTTTGACAGCAGTACATCCACATTAGATGTAAATGATTTCTCAGACTATAAGACATCTTATAAACATTTACGATATTTACATGAATTAATAATATCACCAATGTTGTCACGTCAAGAATTTGACAAATATTTTAAAAATTACGAATTAACATATATAGAGGATGCTTTTATTATTGGTGGTAATATAGATTGGGATAATGCACCTAACAGTACTTCTATTGTTTCAGGTATTCCGCCAGTAACTGATTTATGTAATGGTATATATGCCACATTTAGGGTGTCGGTTGGAAAACGATTTGAGGATTATGTCGATGGTGGTGTTAATAAAATAAAATATTGGGATATGAATCCAATAAGAAATACTATTAAACTTAAAGATGATGAGTGGGAAATTGATAATAATATGTTGACGTTATGGAAACGTAGTTATAATAATGATTTTCTTAATAATTCGTCATTGCAACCTTATACTTTACCCGATTGGCATACTATTAGACTTGTATTTAAAAATAAGTCAATTGGTGCTATAAGTAAGATTAAAATTATATATGGTGGATTCGGATATCAATCGTTACCACGTTCATATGTGTCGGCGTGGACTAAAGATTATCAATCTATTGGTTCTGGTGCAATTTTAAAAACTGTTGGTAATAATATAGGTTCTGTAGAAAATGTCAGTATTTTAAGTAAGAAACATTCATTATATACTGATTTTGGTATAGGGTATGATGTTGCCCCTACAATAGATTTGTCCACACTTGGTGATGGTAATGCTATTGTAACAGTTGAGACTGGACCATTATGCGTAAGAGAGGGATATTTTAGCAATCGTAGGGGGTATCCGTCGTCGGATAATAAAATTCATGATGGGTTGTTATGGCAAGATTATTCTTATGTATTGAGATGTGGTGTAGTAATTAATAGATGGCGTGATATTATTAAAAGAATACTTCACCCAGCTGGGATGATGTTGTTTGGTGAGTTTGTTTTGGAGGCGGAAGTTGTAGATAGAAAAGATATTACAATAGCGTCAAGTGCCATATTATATGAAATGATTAAAAATATAGAATTGACAGTTGACAATATGGATGCTATTGGTCAATGGACTAGAAACATAACAGTTAACAGTGGTACTAATTTGTTAGAAATGTCAGATGACGTAATTGATACTAATGATGTTTTGGGTGCAGCACATCACGATATTATGTATTATGATAATTTACAATTTGGTGACGAACCAATGGAAGGAGTTCAGGATACTACGAGTGCCTTAGAAAGTGACACATCACATGTACATGTTGATGCTATTAGTGGTGTAGTATTAACCGATCATATTGGTGGTGATATAACTATGTTGTCAACTGTTGATTCTGGTGGAGGTAGGTATGGGCTGTATAAAGATGTCAATCTCACAGAAATTGGGCAAACCCCGATTGTTGATAGTGACCCGTGGTCTGTAGTCACTTTCATCGCACTAAACAATAAAGACATGTTTGAAAAATCCATGCTATCATATTTTAACAACGACAATATCTTAGGATCATTTTTTACTATCTATAAACCCCGTGACATGTTTGAATATTATGCCAGTAGTTACAATTGGGGCAAGTTTCAAGTGGTTTCTGTAAAATTTATGTCAGGGCATGTTATCTTGAAAGTGAATCATATTACGTCTATGGGAGAAATACCGGATGGAGAGGGTCCATATGATAATACGGATAATGAAATAAAATCAGATTACCCGAATGCTGTAGAGATACGATGGGATAGTAGATCACGTGGCAATGTGGAGTCATCGTCGAATAATTGGGTAGGTTCTGTCGCAAATGGTGGTGACGCTAGGGATGATAAATTCGTGATAAGATTGAATAAGAGGTTACATCAAATACCGACTCTAGGTGTATCCACTAAGTCGTTAGAGAGGACAAAGTTTAGATTTAGGTCTGGCGCCGAGTATAAACAGCTCATGAAATATAGATATACTAATGTTGGTGAAGTGTTAGTGTCTCCTTATACTAATTATAAAGTTAGTGGTGTCATAGAGGGGACTACACCTAGACAATATACATATAATAGGACAAATGTTATTAAATCTATAGTTGACATATCTGACAGATTTATAGATGAGACGTTGTGGACTTATTATAATTTAAAAGAATTTAATTATAAATATGATACAGTAGATATTAGTGAATTGGTGTATGATATTGCATTTGAAATAGTAACTGATATAGTTCATAATCCACCAAGAATTAAGAAACTTAAAAATTTCTTGATGTCAGAAGTTAATGGAGTTGCTAGGTGGGATATTGATAATGATAGCGAGACTACAATAAAAGATGTCATGAAGGTTTTGAGACATGGTGATGATATAGAAAAATATCCAGTTATTGTAGAGAATATAATAAATCCTATGATGAGAATTGAGGAATTCAACCATTATTTCAATAAGAATTTAGGTATAACTGATTATGGTGACCATATCTGGCCATCGTCTACTATAGAGATAATAGAATCTTTATATGAACGTAATTATCATGCGGTATTGGATTCGGAAATAGATATATTACCTAAAATATTGATTGTAACTGAAGAAGATATGGATACTAAATATAATAAGATATCCGGTATGACATATAAATCGATAGAACGTATGAAATTCTATAATACACCTCAATGGTTTAAGGATAACGATTTTTTAAACTATAAGATAAATGATATAACTAATTATAGTCATGAGAGAGTTAATGTTGGACACGAAACAATAATGGTTATATATACAAAAAGCACAATTCCACAATCTAATTGGAATGTGAGTGATTTGAATATGATAAAAGAACTAAGAGATTAAATTAAAATACGAATATAAAGGAATAATTATGTCGGCGATTATAACAAATAAATTAAGAATATTTAATGCACAACAATTTATAGAATCTATAAAATT